GAATGCTGATGACAAAATCACCGGGCGAAACACCGGAAGATTTGGCCATGCGTTGCATGCTTTATGCTGCACAGATGCATGACTGGCCTGCTGATATATTCCTCAAGACATGTGAAGTGATTGTCCGCAATCACAAATGGTGGCCAGCATTCTCTGACTTCCAGCGAGAATATAACTGGATGATCAAACCACGTCTTAGGATGCAAGAAACACTGCAAAAATGCATGATTGCTGTTGATTAAGCTGCATAAATGCACTATATATAAGTGAACGATTGGAGGTCGTTATGAATGAAATGAATCACCGCACCGGCTTTGTTGGTGGCTCGGACATGATGACAATCATGGACGGAGACTGGGAGCATCTCTGGCAGATCAAGACCGGACGCATCCAGCCTACCGATCTGAGCAATGTATTCCCTGTCCAGCTTGGCATTGCCACCGAAGAGTTCAACGTCCAGATGGTGGAACAGCACACTGACAAAACATTCCTGCGGCAACACTCTGCCTCGATGGTTTGGAATAATGTGCCGCTCAAAGCCACGCTTGATGGTTACTGGTTTGATGAAGGCGTTGAATGCAAACATACCTACGAGCGCAACACGCTGGAGAACCAGCTGCAACGCTACATGCCGCAACTACAATTCTATATGTGGGTTGCCAGCTTAGAGCATATGTACTTTGCCAACATCTTTGGCAATCGCGACTGGAAGATGTGCAAGGTCAATCGTGATGAAGACTACATCAGAGCCATGCATGATCCGCTGCTGAAGTTCTGGTCCTTTGTATCTTCAGACACACAGCCGCAGCTGCCGCACTATCCAGTCATGCAGCCCCGCATCAACCACATCGCTATCGATGACATGATTACGCGAGACATGACTGGCGACAATGCATTCGCTGATCGTGCCCATGACTTCATCGAAACCAAAGACGCACACAAGCTTCATGAATCAGCCAAGGCTGACCTGAAAGCCATGCTCGGACCGGACGAGCGTGAGCTGTATTCGGACATCCTGTCCGTGAAACGCACCAAGTCCGGTGTTCGCATCACAGCCAAGAAGGAGGTCTAGCGTGACGCAAAATCACATCATCCTTGCTGCTCTCAAAGAGGGCAAGCAGATCAGTCCGCTTTCTGCATTGCAGGAATACGGATGCATGAGACTAGCAGCACGCATCTATGACTTGCGCCAAGACGGTCACGATATCTTGTCGGTATCAAAGACCAACGGCAAAGCTACATGGATGGAATATAAAATAGCCGAGGATGCTGCCACATCCCCGGCTCACAGCTAATGATTGGAGGTCAGTAGCTATGACAACATCTACCACAAAGGCACCACCGCCTAAAGCCAAGAGTGATCCGAAGCCCAAGTTCCAGTACCACACCATCGAGGAAGCATTGATTGCTTTCCACAAGACCAAGCCTACTGCTGTCAAGTCCGGGAGCAACCCGCACTTCCGCAGCAAGTACGCCACGCTGGAAGAAGTCATTGCCACTGCGGAAACAGCAGCCGAGTTCGGCCTGACATTCACGCAGCTGATTGACTTTGAAATTGTTCCGCTTGAACCCCGCAGCATTATCGAGTTCGTCAAGACCATCGTGATGCACGAAAGCGGCGACAGGATCACAGCCCGTACACTGATCAAAGCAAAGGATCAGTCAAACCCGCAACAAATGGGTTCGGGTATCACATATGCCAAACGCTACGGCTTGCAGTCAGCCTTTGGCATACCGTCCGAGGATGACGATGCAAACTCTGCCGCTACTGGCGAAGTGGTCTCCTACGGTCAACAGGCATCTAACGATAAAGGAGGTTGGTAATGCCTATTTTCAAATCAGGGATCGTAATCCCACCCAAAAATTTCCCGCCGATCAAGCCGAAAGGAACAGTCAAATATAGTTGGCTGAAAAACTGGAAGCTTGGCGATTGCATCGAAATCCCAACTGAGCGTGAAGCAATGTTGGTTGATCACGCTGTGCGCAAGTATGGGTTTGACGGTGTGCCAGGTAAGATTGTCCGGCGCAAAATCGAGGAAAACGACCAGACGTTCTACCGTATGTGGAGGGTTGCATGAAGCAACAATATGACGACACAGATCGGGGGGCGGCATTCCCGCCCCGCGATAACCAGTCAATGATCTTGACTGGTCCTATCAACGACAATGGCGATGAGTCCCGCGTGGCCGTTGTGAAGTCCAGCCTGCCTGATGGCAGGACGATCTTCGATCTGTATCAGAAGGTCGGCACGCTGTTTGACAATGAGTCGGACAAGCCCAATGCCCCAAACTTTACAGGGCCATGGAAGAGCAGGCGTGTAGCAGCCTGGGCGCAGAAAAAAGATGATGGCAGCAAGTACATGTCGCTTCGTATTTCTGATAAACAGGCACCAACCATGACACCTGTTGCCGAGACAACAGCTGTCCAAATAGACAGCGATGACATCCCTTTCTAGCATCGTTGCTATTGAAGATGTGTCTCTTGCACTAGGTGTTTCACCCAAACAGGTGAAGAACCTGTGCAAGAAGCACAACATACCAGTGATCAAGGCTGGTCATCAGATCCGGTTCACGCAGGACTCAGTGGACCGTTTGTTGGAGGCAATGACATGGCGTTACACCTCATACGGCGCGGAAGTATCTACCACATCAACGACACCGTTTCGTGGGGAAACAAACGAATCCGCATACGCCAAACTACAGGGCGAACTTCAAAAGCAGAAGCGCGCCAAGTAGCAGAATCTGTCTATCACCAAGCCATGAACCAACTGCGGGGCGGCGGCAACACCGCCGTCCCATTCTCTATCGCAGCCCTTGATTGGGTAAAAACAAAACGAAGAGGAGACACGGATGTTCGCAATATCGAACGGCTGTCCGATTTTTTCAAAGACCGTAATACAGACCAAATCACTGCGGAGGACTGGCTGCGATTCTGTAGGCAACATCTATCTGATCGTAGGCCAGCAACCGTAAATCGGATACGAGCAACGCTAAACTCGGTGTTGCAGTCAGCCTCCACCAGTATTGATCTCTACAAAGCAAAAGACAAATCAGAGCGGAATGTCTTTTTGTCAGTAGAGGAACAAGAACGCTTGCTGGCAGCATACCCCGACTATGCACGTCCCTTCTTCATATGCCTTTGCTATCAGGGGCTAAGACGCAATGAGGCGATATCGCTTCAATGGCGCGATGTAAAACTGGAACATGACCAACTACAAATCAGAGATGAAAACTCCAAGTCAGGGATTGGGCGCATCTTACCGCTTCATCCCCGAACACGAGACGCCCTCGCACAGCGCCACCACACGCACGTCTTCGTCAACCGCTTCGGCCAGCCCTACGCCAAGGAAGGACCGCGCGCGGCTCACGAAACAGCGCGCGCGCGGGCCGGACTCGACTACTTCCGAATACATGACTGGCGACATCATTGGGCTAGCAGGCTCATTATGGTAGGGGCCAGCATCCCAACGCTTATGGCACTTGGCGGCTGGTCATCAGAACGCATGGTCATGCGCTACGCAGCAGTCAGCGATGAACACAATCGTGACACACTCAACAGATTGTGAGGAGTATTATGCAACAAGATCATTGGTTTATCGGCGGCACCCATCCCGTTGGTAAGGGTGAGGTCGCGTGTTCGAATCACGCTGGCAGCACCATCGAACCCAATCTAATACACTGTAAACCCTCAAGAAAACTGAGGCGTAAGATTTATCTGCGACGCTGCATTCTTGCAGGGTTTGCGTGTTTCTTACTGTTTCTGATGCTTTAGTAATGCAGGAAGCAGCCAAACAAACCACAAATTTGACACAAAGGAGAAACTAATGCCTTACCCAGAATACAAAAACAGAGATCTTGCGCCCGGTGCAGTTGTTGGCCTGAACCATGGCACCAATGACCGAGTAATCGATCATTATAACAAGCAAGCATGGATCAAGATATCCGAAACACTGCCTGACGATGCATTCGCAGATGATGTAATCTGCAATGATGACAGACCATTCATCAGGGGGTTTTCATATGCTTGATGCGTATCAGCTTCTGGTGCGTGCGCAGACAACAGTCAAAGAGCGCGGCCAAGATTATGGCGATAAGTTTGAAAACCACCAGCGCATTGCTGACATCTGGTCAATCATTCTCGGCACAGAAATCAAAGCCGAACAGGTTGCGCTATGC